GCTATCGCGTCAGCCAATGCGCCACGTGTAATCTCGTTCTTCAACGGCTTCCGGCAAGAGGAAGTAGCTACAGGGCACAGCGATTCAGCGCCCAGCTCCAGGACCCTCCGGGAGCCGGCGATCGATCTGAGTTCGCTTGCGGCCCCTGGCAGGGCCAGGCCGGCAACGGGCGGTGACGCCTCGATGCCCAGCGACAGACCCACTTACACTCGCGCTCAAATCGCACAGCTCTACTCTGCGCACCGTAAGGGCGCATATGTCGGGCGTGAGGCCGAATGGGCTCGGCAAGAGGCCGATATCATTGCAGCTGGTGCGGAGCGGCGCGTCCAGATGTAACCCGGGGGCTGCTCGTCATTGAACGGTAGTAGCCCCTTAACCAGGGACTACTCACATGCCTATCCCCAGTGCCGGATTCCCCGGCGCAACGTCAGGCTCTGTACCCGCTCTTACACCCGTAGGTAGTACAGGTAACCTCCTACAATCGACTGGATTTATCCCGGAAATCTGGTGACCGCTGGCCAGATTAAATCGGTGTTGAAGCAGCTAAATTGGTCGAGAAGTTCTATGCTTCCACAGTCTTGTCGGCCATATCAAACACCGATTACGAAGGTTTTGAGCAAGGATTTAGCCTTCGTTAAACCGGGTGAATTGTCTGGAAACTCTGACCGCGTAATGGCGAAGACAATCAGCAGCCAAGCCGCAAATGTAAGGAAAACCCCAGGGTTGCGGAAGGTTCAACGACTAGGTGGTGAGGAAACGATACTCCGCCCACGAGCGCCCGGCTTCCCCGTAAGGGATGATGAGATAGTCTCATCTGCAGGGAAACCTGCAGGAAGATAGGGATAAAGAGCCCTATCAGCGAAGAAGTTGGAAATCCAAAATCAGGGCGATCGTGTCAAAATTCGCACGAAGCCCACCATCACCATTCGCGACTACAAGGCGGATGGTCTGCTCGGACTCGATCGACCGACCGGAGGTTCGGTTGAACTGTACATCGGCCTCGGCAAGTACTTCTCGCTGATCCTTGATGACGTGATGGAAGTCCAGTCAGATCTTAACTTGTTAAGCATGTGGTCCGACGACGCGGCCCAGCAGCTCAAGATCACGGTCGATCGCGACGTGCTTGGCGGCATTGTCGGCGCGGCAGCGGCGGCCAACAAGGGTGCGACCGCCGGGGTGATCTCCGGCAATCTCAACCTTGGCATCAAGGGTACGCCGATCACGGTGGTCGGTCGTCAGGCTACTCCGCCGGTGGCGGGGCAGATCGAGATCATCGACGTGCTGTTGCGGCTCGGCCAGTGTCTCGACGAGCAGAACATTCCGGAAGCCGGTCGCTGGGTGGTGATGTCATCCGCATGCGGTCGTCAGATCAAGCAGTCCGAGTTGAGACAGGCTTACTTATCCGGTGATCCTGTTTCGATGCTGCGTAACGGCCGGCTCGGAATGGTTGATCGTTTCACAATATACATCTCTAACTTGCTTCCGTCGGTTGCGACCGACGCGACAAACTTTGCGGCTGGTGAACAGCCGATCTTTGCTGGGCACGCCCACGGGCTTACGTTCGCGTCGCAAATTTCAAAGGTAGAAACTTTGCGTTCCGAGCTGACGTTTGGCCAAATCCTTCGTGGCCTGCAGGTCTATGGCTATCAGGTGGTGGATCCATCTGCGATAGCCCAAGCACAGGTCCTCCTGGCGTAAACTTGGAGGGGGCTTTGGCCCCCTCTTTTGTTTGCAAGCATTATGCAAACTTCTCGCTCTAGCCTGCTCCGCACCGGAGCGGCCAGATGGCGACAAGCCCTTCCTATTACGGCAATTACAGCGACAGCGAGCTGCCGACCTTGAACACGGTGGCGGACTATATTGCCGATGCCCGGACTCAGTTGCAGGACATCGTTGGGGATAGATATCGCTACGACGACCAGTCGTTGTTGACGGCGTTGAACATTACCCTGCTGGAAGCGCGCTGGCTGCGGGCGGACCTGTTTGTCTACAACCTCGCCACCAGGGGGCAGGTGCAGTCCTTTTCGGCTGTTGATGATACCAAGGTCGCCATCGAGGCGAGCTTTCGGCCAGCGATCCTGAACGGGGTTATCGGGCATGCCTTGAAGCGTGACCAGGAAGACGTCCAGGACGCCCGCGCTTCTTCATATTTGAGCATGTTCACGGCTGGATTGACCGGTCGCAGCTTGGTTGGCGTGGCCGGCGGCTCGCCGCCGTCCGGGAGACAGCAATGAGCAAAACCTCCGATTGCGACAAGTATTGGTACAAGCTGATCAGTCGGGCTAACGTGACCCTGACCGGCGCTTCCGACGCCGAACTCAAGGTGCAGCTGTTCGACACCCTGCAGCAGTTTTTCGACGAGTCGAATAGCTGGCTCGAGACTATCAACTTCACCGTTATCCCGGACAGTCTCGACTATCCGCTGATGCCGCTGACCGGGCGGGTGCACCGGTTGTATGGTGTTGTCGACCAGAACAACGTGCCGCAGCAGGCGGTGATGCCGGTGATCGGCACCGTGCATTTTCTTTATCCATACAGCAATCCGCAGCCGATGTGGGCGACGGTGGTCAAGAACGTCACCGATCCCTTCAGCTGCTTCCCGCCGAACATTCCGCCCTGGGTGCTGCCGGTTTACGGGCTCGGCATTCTCAGCGGCGTGCTCGGCAACATGATGCTGCAGCCGGGACAGAGCTATTCGAACCAGACGCTGGCGTCGTTTCATCTCAGCAAGTTTCGCGACGCGATCGCGCATGCGCGGGTGGCGACGATGCGCGCCAACACGGTGGGTTCGCAGAGTTGGGCGTTTCCACAACAGTTTCGCGTTGGCGGCCAGCGCGGTGGCGTCAGTACCGCGAATGTCAATCCGATGACGTTGAGGTAAGCCATGGATCAGTGTTGCCCCAGCGATGGCTGCGATCACAGCGTGACATCAGCGCATGTCGATCTTCGGATCGACAATAATGGCACCTGGCAAGACGCCTTCCAGTTCGGCACTCCGGACGACACCAGCTGGACCTTGACCGGCCAGGCTTTCGAACTCGACGTGCAGCGCAGCCCTTATGATCTGGTGCCACTGCTGCACATGGACAGTGCCGGTGGGCAGATCGTTATCGACGATGTGGTGCAGCGGGTGATTCACTTCAACGTCCCGCCATCGGATCTTCAGGCCAATCTCAGCCCGGGGACTTACGTATATGACCTTGTGATGGTCAATGGCTCCAATGTCCGGGTGCCGATGATGCACGGCGCGCTGATCGTAGCGCAGGGGATCACGTATCCGGCGGGGCCCTGATGCCGATCATCAACAACGATCCTGCCCTGGTAGAGACACGGCCCGTTGTGGTGGTGAACGGCCCCACTGGTGCAACCGGTGCGCCTGGCGGGCCAACCGGTCCATCGGGTCCAGCCGGTGCAGCGATAACGGGGCCGACCGGTGCAACCGGGGATCGTGGTGTTGGGCCGACCGGTGCGACCGGAGCGGGAGCGTTTACCGGGCCGACCGGGCCGAGGGGATTAACCGGCCCACCAGGGACATTAGGCGGATCGACTACGGTATCCGGGTTGCCGGCAGCGAGCAGTGCAGGGGCGCGAAGTTTTGTCACCGACGCGACGGTCACGACGTTTAACAGCGTCGTTGCCGGCGGCGGCAGCAACAAGGTGCCGGTGTTTTCTGACGGGACCAGCTGGCGAATAGGTTGAGGGACCATGTCAACGCAATCGAATATTCCCGCTCCGATCATGGCCCAGCCGGTAGTGGTAATCGGTGGTCCGACTGGTCCTGGTGGCGGACCAACGGGGCCGACAGGTCCTGCAGGGCTTGCAACGATTACGGGTGCTACGGGATCGGCAGGATCAACCGGGGTCACCGGTCCGACAGGAATGGTTGGCGCTACCGGAGCAGGTGCGTTTACCGGACCGACCGGCAAGACTGGACCGCCTGGTTCGGCGGGGGCCGCTTCGACGGTGACAGGACCAACAGGATCAACTGGAGCAACCGGTCCGGCAATCATCGGATCGACCACGGTGGCCAGTCTGCCGGCAGCCGGCACAGCCGGTGCAGGTGCCCGAAACTTTGTCACTGATGCCAACGCGGCGACGTTCAACACGGTTGTTGCGGCCGGCGGCAGCAACAAGGTGCCGGTGTTTTCCGACGGCACCAGCTGGAGAATAGGCTGAGATGGTGAACGTCATACCAGCCGCCCCCGTGCAGGCGTTTCCGGTGGTGATCGCCGGAAGCACGGGTGCTGCAGGACCTACTGGTCCGGGCGGGCCGGCTGGCGGACCTACCGGGGCCACCGGAGCGACGGGAGCGGGAGCGTTCACCGGGCCGACTGGCGCAACTGGTCAGCCGGGAGCGGGCGGCACGGGGCCAACCGGGCCGACCGGATTACAGGGCGTTGGATCGACCGGACCGACGGGTGCAGGTGCGTTTACGGGTCCTACGGGTCCTACAGGTGCTGCAGGATCGGCAGGTACTCCGGGCACGCCCGGTAGTGTCGGAGCCACCGGACCAACTGGTACGCCAGGGTCAGCCGGTACACCCGGTACTCCAGGTGGTGCCGGTGCAACCGGACCAACTGGCGCGCAGGGATCGGCGGGGATACCCGGTACTCCTGGTAGTGCTGGCGCAACCGGACCGACCGGTGCTGCAGGATCGGCCGGCGCGCCAGGCAGTGCTGGTGCAACTGGGCCGACAGGCGCGTCGGTTACTGGGCCAACGGGCCCAGCGGGTAGTGGGGGCGGCGGTGTAGCGACCGCTTGGAATCCGGCGGACCGATCTTCAACTACAGCGCTCATATTGAGCAACGGCAATCTGACTGTAACTGGAGATGGGGTCACCAATGCTTCTCATGGCATACGCGGCACCAAATCGTTGTCAGCAGGGAAGGTCTATTTTGAAATAACCGGTTCTTCTGGTGCGTTCACCTCGATGATCGGTATCGCAAGAAGCTCTGCTACACTTGGAAGTCTCTATGCCAATAGTGGAGTTGGTGCCGCTGCATTGGCTCCCAATAATGGATTTATGTATGTGAACGGAGGTGTCGGCGTTCAGGTTGAGACGACCGGTTTGCCGCTTTCAGTGCCTTACACAATATGCATAGCCGTCGATTTGACCAACTCGCTGATCTGGATGCGGGTTGTAGGGAGTGCGGTCAACGGTTGGTGGAATGGTAACGCCAGCAATAATCCGGCAACGGGTGTTGGCGGTGTGAATATATCCGCATTGTTTCCGGCCAGCGCGGCCTTTCCTGTGGTGGAGTTTAACACTTCGGCGGCGCAGGTACGGACTGCCAATTTTGGCGCAACGGCGTTTTCGCAAACAATACCTTCTGGTTTTGTTGCTTGGGATAGTGCCGGATCTGCTAGTTCGACTGGTCCAACCGGACCGACCGGTGCTGCAGGATCGGCCGGCGCGCCAGGCAGTGCTGGTGCAACTGGGCCGACAGGACCGATGACGGTTGGCGATGTTCGCTATGATATTGCGCAGACGCTGACGGCACCGCAAAAGGCGCAGGCCCGCGTTAATATTGCTGCGCCATTGCGGGGGCAGCTTGCAGGCTTGACGCTTTCAACAGCAGGTTCGTCGGCTACGTTTGGTGTGGCGGCAGGTGAGGCTGCTGACAGTACGGCGTCGGATTTGATGCAACTGACAAGCGCCGTCACCAAGACTACTGCCGCGTGGGCGGTCGGTACCGGCAATGGCGCATTGGACACCGGGGCAGTTGCGGCCAGTACTTGGTACCATGTGTTCCTGATCAAGCGACCAGATACCGGGGTGGTTGATGTATGCTTTTCATTGTCTCCGGCAACTCCGACGACAGGCGCTGTTATTCCGGCGGCGTACACGCTATTCCGTCGCATTGGCTCGATGAAGACCAACAGTTCATCGCAGTGGATTGCCTTTATCCAGACGGGGGACCAATTCTTATGGTCTGCCCCTGTTGGGGATGTAAACGCCGGTTCACCGGGCACGTCGTTGCTGAATTACGGGCTTACTGTTCCCTTCGGCATCAATGTAGTCGCCACATTCCACGGTGTTTACACCAACACAACAGCCGCCATGCAGACAATTCTGTTCTATTCCCCGCTCACGGGTGCGCAAACTCCAGGCACACCATCGGGTAATGCTTCATTCTACAACCCGGCAGCCAATCAGTACGCAGCCGCCGATTTTCAGATATTAACCAATGCATCGACGCAAGTCTCTGTGATATGCGGCACGGCTGCCGGCAATCAGCTCTTCATTGTTACGACCGGCTGGATCGATCGGCGCGGGAGGGACGCCTGATGCCCTACGTTTCACGCGACGGCAGCGACAGCATCAACGGCCTCTATGCCAATCTGCAACCGGGCTTTGCTGAGGAATATCTGCCTGACGACGACCCCGAGGTGATGGCGTTCCTCAACCCGCCGCGGCCGATTGATCCCGCGCTTGATGGCATCGGCACCGGAAAGACCGCCGCTCAAATTCTTGGAGCAACATAAATGTCAGCCCTCGATCTGATCTCGACCGCATCTGACCCGACCTTCGCCGGTCGCGTAATGATGATCCAGTTCAAGGTGGCGCAGAACGTCGCATCCGAAGACCCCGGCACCGCGAATCATGCCGAGCGCATCAACTACGCCGCCTTGGTGATCCGGGGCGAGGAGAAACCGCAGCTTGTCTCCGCACACGTCATCAGCAGCAACGCGTCGATCAGCGCGCAGATTGAAAGCGATCCGGCGGCGTTGGGTTCGAATGTGCCGGACGGCGATATCGAATTCGCGCTGGCTTCGATCTGGGACAGCCGTTCGCTGGCGTTTGCAGCCGTTTAAGAGAGGATCAGATGAACGAGGATATCATTATCGTACCAGAAGAAGATCGGGTCATCGTGGTGATGGAAGAAAACCACGTGATTGAGGTTCCGGGCGAGTGGAGATGGATCGAGGTACCAGATGACCCTCCTAGCATCTAAGCAACATACCGAAGGCAACAAGCGGCGTTGGCAGGTCAGTTACGCCAAATGGTTGGACAACACCGCCAACATCGATCAGATCGAAGTGACGTCGTCATCGACGACCTGCACAGTAGCCGACCCCACCATTCTCGGCGATGAGATTGTTTTCTTTCTGGTCGGCGGCGTGCAGGGCGAGACCCTGACCGTTACCCTGGATATGACTGACTCGTTCGAGAACGAGAAGATCGACACCATATCGTTCCACGTTGTGGCACCATGAGAGGAGCTTCCATGAACAATAAACCTGCCGACTCGATTACCCATACCGAAGAGCGCCGGGCTAAAATGAAGGAAGAGTATGCACAATACCAAAAAGAGCAGGCCATTGCCGAAGAGAACCGTCAGGAAAAACAGGCAGTGCGGGATATGAAAGTGGACGACGACGACGCTGCCAGGCTGGAGAAGCAGGCCTATCTGCTGACGGATCTCGGCAGCCGCGATCAGCTGCTGGAGCATGTTCGTCGGATGCGGCTGGAGACGCCGGAGAACGCGCCGCCGCCACCGCCGCCGATGACCGAGTTTCAAAAACAGCAGCTTGCGATCGAGCAGCAAGCTGGCCGTGAGGCAGTGGCCAAGGCCGAGAAGTTGGCAGAAGAAGTCCGCGTCTGGCGGGCTAAACTGGCAGCCGAGGAGAGGGCGCAGAAGGGTACGATGACGGAAGTACATCACGCGAACCCGGGTATGCAGGAACAGTATCCAACTCAAAAGGCAACGCTTGGAAAGACCAAATGACCGCGATCAAGATGGACAAAATGGGCGGTATGTTACCGGCATGGGACGATAGATTATTGCCTGACGGTCAAGCAAGTTATGCTCTTAATACATACTTATTTTCAGGAGCACTCGTAGGATGGCGGCAACCGAAGCTGCTCCGCATGCTGCGGGACAGTGCGTCCAAATATGTCTATCGCCTGTTGAACAAGGATCCGAACGACACCTCGATTACCGCCAGTGATTCCTTCTGGATGGAATTCGCCGATGCCGACACGACGGTCCTGCATACTCCCGTAGCCGACGATCAGTTCGAGCGTTATTATTTCGCCGCGCCAAGTCACCCGCCAAAATACAACACCCGCGCCCGCATCGAGAACGGCGATCCGGCATGGCTGCTCGGCATTCCCGGCTCCGGCTGCACGCCCGGCGTCGAGGTGACCGGCGGCGGCGACACCAGCCAGAGCGGCAATGTCAGCGTGCTGCCCGATGCCGGTGGCAGTGACTTTCGACCTGGAAATTCGATCTTCCTGACGCCGATCGTGCCAGACGGAAGCATGCTGGTGCAGTCCGTCAGCTTCGTGCCGACGTCGAGCGACGGGCTGATGTCCTATCAGGCGGTGGTCTACACCGATCTCAATGGCAGCCCGTCCGAGTTGTTAGGGGTCGGCAACAAGGTGGTGGGCATTACGGCTGGCGCCACCGCGACCAGCTCAATCAGCAATGGCGTCTCCGTCATCAGTAATGTCACCTACTGGATCGGTATTGCGCATGACAATGCATTCAGCCTGACCATTGCCGATACCCGGGTCCATAACGGCGCCACCATCTCCAACACCTTCGCCAACGGTCCCCCGGCTACGGCAGCCGCCACCGGCGGCGGGGCGGTTTGGCAAATGTGGGGCGATCTGCTGGGCGCCAGCGTGTTTGCCGCCCGCGCCTATGTCTACACCTGGGTCAGCGCCTATGGCGAGGAGGGCCCGCCCAGCCCGCCGTCGGTGGTCAATGGCTGGTCCAATGCGGTTTGGACTGTCAGCCTGTTTCAGCCGACACCGGAAAATATGGGCATCGATCGCAACATCACCACCACGCGACTGTACCGCTCGATTTCCAACCAGCAGGGGCAGGGTACCTATTTTCTGGTAGCTGAATTCCCGGTGACGCAAGCGACCTATGTCGACACCATCGACGACGCCACGGTGTCGTTGAACTCGCAGATGGAGTCGTTGTACTGGTCGGAGCCGCCGGCGGATCTCAAGGGCTTCAAGGCGTTTCCGAACGGCATTGCAGTGGGCTGGAAGGCCAACGAGGTCTGGTTCTCCGAGCCGTTCCGCTACCACGCCTGGCCGCCGACCTATGTGCTGACGGCGGAGTTTCCGATTGTCGGCCTTGGCGTCTGCGGCAACTCGATCGTGGTCTGCACCCAAGGCTCGCCGTATCTGATCACCGGCATCAACCCGTCGACGATGTCGATGACCAAGATCAATTTGCCGGAGCCGTGTCTGTTTAGTGCTTCTATTGTCGCTACAGACACTACTGTATTGTATATTTCCCAAAATGGCCTGATGCAGATTAGCCAGTCCGGTGCCGGCGCCAACATCACCGAGGGCTGGATTTCCCGTGAGAAGTGGCAAGCGTTGGTGCCGAAGCGGTTCATCAGGGCTATCAAACACGCAACGTCCTATTTCGCCTTTGGTTCAAGATTTGGCGGTGATGACACGTGGGCCTATCAAGGCTTCACGGTGGAATTGTCAACCCAGGACCAGACATCGTTTACGATCTGGCCACAGCCGGGTGGGCATCGGCTGGGATTTACTCAACTGTCCAGTCCTAACGGATACGCCATTGATAATCTGGAAGTAGACCCCTGGACGGGAGTGGGATTACTGGTTCAAAACGGTGGTGTCTGGTACTGGGATTTTACAGATGCAAATCCAACGATTGTTCCTTATCGTTGGAAGAGTAAAATTTTTCAGCAAAACGCAGCGAGGAATTTTTCTGCCGTCAAAGTATGGTTCTCGGTGCCGTCTACAACGCCGCCGCAAGTTGCTCGTAACACCAACGATCCACAACCAGTTTTAGGTTCAAATCAGTACGGCATTTTCAGGGTTTTTGCTGACGGACAACTTTACACAACACGTGAGATTCGTACTTCGGGTGAGTTGTTGAGGATTTATAGCGGTGGCAAATTTGAAGCTTGGCAATTTGAGGTAGAAAGTAGAGTCGCAATCTCGAATCTTCAGATCGCGACTTCGGCTAAGGAGTTAGCGTTAGTTTGATGTTTCGACGCTTTAACTCAGCTACGAGCTTAGCAGTGGTGTAGTACTCAATTTGTGGTCTTTTAGGTTGCCATGTATGGCGAGGGCGTCTGTTGTGATTTTGCTCTTCTCGCGTAGACCATTTTATATTTCCCGGTTCGTATCCACGGTCGTTGTCAATACGATCCAGGGTAAAGCTGGGATGTGGGCGTTCACCAATAGCAGCAAGAACTTCAGCTATGAAGACAACAAAATTATTCCATTGCCGAGCGAGTTTGATTTCGCGACCACCCCAATCCTTGAATTGTGGATTGTTTGGGTTATTGCAACGTGCACGTATATTTTCCCAAGCATTGTAAAGGTAATGTACTTTTCCTCTTTTAGCGTAACCATGCCGGTAGTTTGTAATCGTTTCTTTTCTGAGACACCCGCAAGAACGAACCCTGTTGTGTGTAAGAAGGACAGCGGTAACGGAATGATTGTTACCACAATCGCATTGACACAACCATCGCATCTGTCTGTGAATATCTTTACCGATTGGCTTAATTGCAATCAATCGACCGAAGCGTTGATTAGTGATATCTTTGAATTTGGCCATGATGACCTCCACAGAAGGTTGTTGCGGCAAGTGGCGGAGCCGGTGTTAGCGCACTGGCTTCGCTGCGCACTATAGCAGGAGAACCCCAATGCAAAAAGCCATGATGCGACCAACCCCGCAAGTCGCGCTAAGAGCGTCGCCAAGGACCAACGGCAGCGCCGCCCCGGTCTGTCCGATTTCACGCTCCCAGGCAATTCCGCCGCAACCGCCACGGAAGCGACCGGGACTGGTCATGGTTAACGATTTGCCGTCGGTGATCAACACGGTCAATCAGATCGTGATGATGCTTAATGGCGAGCCGGATAATTTTCAGGAGCAGAGTCGCACGACTGAAGTGGTGCGTGTTTTTAATCCGAACGACAGCGAGCAATGGGTCGATGTCGAACGCATCAATTATCTGCGGCTTGAAGATCCGGTCAACGGCGGTCACGTGACCTGGGAATACTGATGCCAGTCGATTACGGCGAGGATTTCCTGCAGCGCATTGTCGGGGTGCACTGGCGTCGCAAGCCGGTGGGGAGAAAAGAAATTGTTTTTATTTATGCCGAACAGGAAGGCAACCAGCTGCATTATGTAAAATTCAAAAATAATGTGGATACCAGCCCGCAGATGCGCACCATAAGCCTGCCCGAACCGGCGTTGACGCCGCAGGATATTCGCGGTCCTCGGTTTGCGATCAACGGGAGTTCGTTCGCTTTTGTTGGTGGTGACGTCAATGTTCCCGATGTCAAAGTCGAACCGGTTTTTGTGCTTTGTGGTTCAAGCGTCAGTTACGTGACTGTCGACGATGGAGCGGGTAACATGATCGAGCTTCCTATTTATAAAGCCAGGATTTACCGCTCGACTGACGGCCTTAGCTGGAGCAAAGCCTTCGAAGATGCGACATCCGACCCTAGTGTAACGCATCTTGAAGCGATTAACGTTACGGCACTGGTTTGGGATCCGGCAGCAAAAACATTTTTTTACGATCAAAACAGAAACAGTAACGATCAGATTTTCAGTTCGTCGAACGGTTCAGGATGGGGGATGGTTTTGAGCAATCCCACTAACGGTGATCCAAACTATCGATCTCCGTTTGAAGCGCATTGCGAACATAATGTTTGTCTGGATGCCAGTAATCAGCATGTGCCAGACGGGGTGATGTGGCAGGATCCCGAGCTTGCGCCTAATCACCAGCACAGGACCGTGGCCAAGCCATTCGCGCCACCGACAATTACCTATATGAACGGAAGTATCGATTTCCTGAGCGGAACCAACACTGTTGTTGTCGAGCGAAACGACATCCTGAATACGATTAATGTTTCTATTCCAGGTGTCAGCAGCGTAACCGGCATTGCCGGGGCGGGCGGAGTGCTGCTGGCAGGCGGTTACACTGCTACGGAGTATGAATCTCCAGGTGCAGTGGCGTACTCGCTGAATCGTGGCGAAAGCTGGAATCCGCTGGCGACAACTCCGATCGGAGTGGTGACCATAGTTGCTGGATTGCTTTAGTTGATCCTTTCTTTTGGCGCCAAGTAGGGAACGGTCTTTTAAGCTTTTCTTAATGATTTTGTGCTTAGGCGGAAACTGGATGTTTTCGGGAGTTTTGCGACATGGCTGTAAACCTTACTCCTGGCTGGTATCCCGGCATTGGCACTCCGACCACTCATACAACTTCGTCGAGCTACACCGCGCCTTCCTTCGGTCAGAATGTCAACTTCTCCACCTCGTTTATTCCGGAATATTCCCAGACCCCGATCCTGAACTCGATTGCCAAGTACTCTCAGCAGATGGCCCCGCAGGTCTACCAGTGGGGGATGGACCAGTTCAACAAGAACCAGGGCAACATCGACCAGATGATGAAGAATGCCCTGGCCTATGCCAGCCCGCAACGGGTTGCACAGGAAATGGGGATGGCGCAGTCGGGCGTGATGCAAGGCGCCGAAGCTGGCCGGCAGAGTGCGATTAGAGATCTGCAGAGCTATGGCATCGATCCGTCATCCGGTCGCTATGCCGGGCTGGATATGGCCAACCGGGTGATGACGGGTGCCGCCGCTGCAGGTGCCGGCAACCAGCAGCGGATGGCGACCGAGGCGGCCGGCAATGCTTTGCAGCAACAGGCGATCCAGGCCAGCAACGCCAACGTTGCGACCGGCTACGGTGCCTCCAACGCCATGAACCAGTTGCTCGGCACTGGCATGTCGCTGAAATACGACCCGCTGGGCACGGTGTCGATGGGTTCGGGGTTTAACTATAGTGGAGGAGGCGGCAGTACTAGTACCTCTCAAACCCATCCGTCAGGCTATGGCGAAGGCATTGCGGCACCGGGCGGTAGTGGGGGTCTGCATCTGGCCGCAGGCGGCGACGTCCCCGACGAACTCAGCAAATCTAACGGCGGCAAGGTTGACGACGTCCCTGCCAGCCTGACCGCCGGCGAGTTCATCATCCCCAAAGACATCGTGCAGTGGAAGGGCCAGGAGTTCTTCTACAAGCTGATGGCGCAGGCGCGGAAGATGCGCGCAATGGGAGATAGTGGCGGCGGTGGCAGCGATGAACCGGCCCAGCTTGGTTATGGAGCAGCATGATGCGCCACCAACGTCCAGCCAGTTTCGGCAGCAAGATGCGTACTGGTTATGCCCAAGGCGGCGTGGCTAACACCAATCAAGACAATCAATACGCCGGGATTGATCCCAGTGCCGATGATACCGTCAAGGGCGACACCGCGGCCAACTGGACCCCGGAAGCCTACCAGGCCTGGCTGCAGAAACAGCAGCAAGGCTACGCCGTTGGCGGCATGGTGCGGCAGAATTTCCGGCGTGGCGGCGGAGTACCCAGCGATCCCGAACAAAAGGCTGCAGAGGGCTGGGGCTTATCGGCGGATGAACGAAAAGCGCTGATGTTAAAGCATCAGGATTACGTTAATACGCATCCCGTACCGTATGACCCAAGCTATGACGATTATGATCCGAGATTGGGCACCAGTGTTACTCACGGGACCAATCAGGCGCTTGGCGGTGCCGGAAGCAATCCCAGCAGCCCGGCTTCTGTTCGAAACCTCGCCGATACCATTGGCGCCGGTGCTGGATATGCCAGGGGTGGTGCGGTAGCTCGTATCGGATATGCCGATGGCGGCGAGGTTATCGACGAGAGTGCGGGTCTCGATCTAGCCCGAGAGCAGGAACGGCGTGCCGGGGAAATGGCGGCACGACGGGCGGAAGAACAGGCAGCGGAACGGCAGCAGCAGGAGGAGGCCCGTCGTTCTCCGAGGACTTTGGCTGACGATACGGCTGCGGCCCAACCGGATGTCGCAACACCGCGGGAAGAGCGCATTACTGGTCCTTCCGACCTGCCGGTTGCACTCAGCGCAGCCCCACAGGCGCCACCTCCTGTAGAGAATCCTGTAAAGGATGCGCTGGCCCACGCCCATAGAATGTATGGGCTTGATGTCCCATTGGAGTCGATCACCGCTGGAAGTAGTGCCGGACAACTGGCAGCAGGGGCCCTTAGACGTACGGCGGGTTATGCGGCTGGTGCTTTAGAACGTGGGGCTGGTACTGCCGGTTTTGGATCGGATATTGCCTCTCCGGCCGTATCTGGCGAGGCCATGCGAGAAAAATTAGCCGCCTATGTCCGGGGCGATCATGCGGTGCCGCCTCAAGTGTTGGACCAGCATCTGCAGCAGACCGCAGCTACCAATCCACAAGCCAGTCCAGCCGAGGTCGCGGTTAAGGCAGTGACCGACGAAAAACTCGATCCGGATCAGAAGGCTGGTTTGTTGGGCGGCATGAGCCAGCGCTATCAATTGCACAATGCTATGGCCCAAGGTGCCCTGGCTCACGGTGACGTGGCGAGCGCGATGCGATTGGCTCAGGAGTCGCACAACCATGTGCCGGATGGCCAGAACCTGTCGTTCCGGCAGGAAGGTGACAGGATCATCGCCACGGTGGATCCGCTCGGCAACAGGCCGCCGGTCTCCTATGCCATGACCATGCAGCAATTCCACGACTACCTGGTCGGACCAGGCACCCTATTCGACCACGTCGTGGTGAATGGGGTCCAGAAGAACCTGGAGATTGCTTCCAGAGGTGCAGCTCCGGCTGGAACGACGGTGGGAGCGGCGAGAGGCCAGCCGGCGACGGGCTATAGCCAAGTGGATATGGCACAGGCTCGACAGAACCTGGAGCGAGCCACGGCGCCAGCCGAAGCCACGGCGCCAGTGGATACTGTCGGTGGAGTGGGCTATCGACAGGAGCAGCCCGCTCAACGCAGCGCCAATGGCGACACCATCTACGCCGACGGCAGCGTACTGACTGCTACCGGTGAAATGATTCCTGCAGCCCGGGCCCGTGACATGGGCATCAAGCCCGGTACGGAGGCGGGAAATATAGAGCCTCCAGGAACCTATAAAGAAGAGCGGACAATGCTCAGATCGCTACCGAAAACAGGTACGAGAGAAGTAAATAGACCGGCGACGGGCGTCTTTGGCGATCCTCGCAGATACAATCCCGCTGAAGAGCCCGCTGGAAGAGGCAGCATTCAGGCTCGTGTGGCGGCCGCGACCAACAGCAGCCGGGTTGATGAGCTGGGCAACTTCCTGACCCCGGACACTGCGGCGCCCGGCGGCATGCCGAAGCAGGCCATCGAGCGTTATGGTGCCGGAAAAGACGATCTCAGGATCGATCCGCGAGGCTTTGCCACTGTCCCGCGCGAAGAGATAGAGCGGCAGCAGTTGGATTATGCCGCGAAGACTGGCTACAAGCCGTGGGATCCGAAACCAGTGGTCGATCGCAATACCGGCGAAGTGCTGTTTGGCCGGCAGGACAAGTATGGCCGCTGGCCGGAGCAGCAGGCAGCAGAGGGCGCGCGGCCATGGGAACCTTGGATGGGGCGTGGAGGGTACACGCCCAACCCGCAATATCGCGGTGAAGGACCGGGTTACATTACTCCCCCATCACCTAACGCCACAGGACCTGGAACCTTCACAGATACAAGAGGTGATTACGGCGAGAAGGGCAGGGCTGTCACGGTGCCGATAGATCGAACTCCGGGATCGATCTTGCGAGCGCCGGCGGGGCGCGAACAAACGACGCCGCCACCTCTGGCCGGCGACAATTCAGTACAAGCCAGGGCTGCGCGTCTAACAGGAACTCGTGGCGGCAAGGAATATCAGGCGGCAGTGGACCACTACGAAGCCCTGGATCAGAAATACGAGGAGCTGGCGTCCAAGGAACGTACTGGTGAAAACACCGCTCAGACCCGGCAGGACATTGCAAATCTTCAGGCTGCGAGCCGACAGAAAGTAGCGGAAACTCAAGTTGCCGGCCGACAGGGTGTAGCTGAAACTCAAGTTGCCGGCCGGCAGACGCTGCAAGAGCAAAGAGATCGAGCACACGCCGAGCGGCAGCAAAACTGGATCAATTTCCGGCAGGACAATACCGCGCAGCAAATTGCCCAGAGAGTATTGACTGCTCGCGAGCAGTTGGCTGTGAAGATGTACGACACCTACATTGCCAGCGGTCAAACCCCACCGCCCGAGGCCACTGCCGCAGCTCAGAAGCTGATTGCTGCGGTCAACGTCGCCGGTTATCAGGCGCCCGCGTTACCCCATGCCGAAATCGGAGCTGCGACAAGTCAGGCCGCGGGAAGATCCGCATCCGGCCTGGCTACGCCGGTGCCAGGTCAGGCAGCACCAGCCGCTCCGGCGGCCACAACACAAGCTCCGGTCAGGGTTCAGTCGATTGACGAAGCGCGCAAACTACCAAGCGGCACTGCAATTATTCTGCCGGATGGGTCACCTGGAAAGGTACCCTGATGGACGACGGCTGGGACGAATTTCGAGTACAAGAACCAATAGAACCGCCGCCTCCTCTTCCGACTGCTCAGGATGAGTGGGCGGCATTCCGTACTGCTCCGGTAGCCGCTCCGGCTGCTCAGGATGAGTGGGCGGCATTTCGTACCGCTGCTCCAAAACCTGCGCCTGCGGATGAGTGGGCAACGTTTCGCACCCAGCAACCCACGAAACAAGAACCGGCACCGGAAGCCGAGGGTACCCTCGGTACCATCACGCGCAAGGTGGCTCATAACGTTCTGCCTACGCTAGCGGCCATAGGTACTGGCGTGGTTACGTCACCGGCAGGACCGTGGGTCGCAGTCCCGGCAGCGATCGCTGCCTTCTGGGGGACGTCGGAAGCGCAAGAACGGGGACTCAAGGCTCTTGGATACAGTGATGAACATCAGATGGCGATCAATGCCAAAACCAATCCGAAATCGGATATCGCCGCCGATGTTCTGACGGCAGCAGCGCCGTTCGGCGTCGGACCCAAGCTTGCGTTGGGTCAACGGGCACTGGGCGCCGCTATTGGAACGGGCCTGGAAGGGGTCGGGCAATATCAGAAGGGAGAACTCGATCCTACTCGCCTTGCCGCCGCTGCAGGGACCGGACTTCTGTTCAACCAGCCAAGAGCCTTCACCCAGAAATTTGAGAGCGCCGTAGGCGCCGTTGCTGGACGAGTCACCAATCGTCCCGAGCTTTGGCAGCAACCTCAGCCGCATGGCTCACCTGGACCGGAGTCATCGGTCGGGATTGCCGAGCAGGCAACGCCGGCAACTACGGCGGAAAGCCAGACGGGCGATCCACAGAATAAGGTGACCCGCAGCGAACGCGACTATCCGGCAGCAGGTATCGAGCCAGCCGCGCCTGGTGGTGGAGTTCACGTCGGCGACGTCGATCCGACCTTAAAGGCTGCGCTGGATGCCAAAACAGCCGACACAGCGCCACCGGCAGCGGAAGCACCTCCGATTGCGGAACCACAGCGCCCGCCCATGATGGCACCGGCGGAGGACGCACGAGTGATGCCAGAGATGGCAGCTCCCACAACGCCGCGTGAAGCCATCGAACAGCGCGCGCCCAGAACTGAAGCGGAGGAGACAGCTCCGCCACCGGCCGGCACCGCAGTCGGCAAGGTCGGTGATTTCACGATCCTGCGTGAAACCGGTCCGCAGGGTAAATCAAATTGGCATGCGATCGACCCTGAAACCGGCCAGCCGATCCATGACGAGCCGTTCACTTCCCGGCAACAGGCAGCCAATGCCGCCCATGACGAGATCCAGCGCCGGCGGACGATCCCGGAAGAGGAGCTGGGACCGGAAGGGACACCTACATCCGTCGGTGCTGCCGCGGCTCCGCCGCCCGGCGCTCCGCTGGTAACTCAACCGTCGCTGCGGGCCAGGCTGACGGAGAGTGTCCGGACTGGCATCGACAATCTCCTCGATGTCGGCCGCAGCATCGGTCGTGATTTGCAAATGAAGATCGCGCCAATGGCGACGGGGTCCGGGGAGGCCATGACCCTCGTCAAGGATCACGCCAATCTGAACCGCCGGATCGATACCGAATGGTTGGCTCATGACCATTATCTGGAGCGGACATTCAGCCCAGAAGATCGCAAGAACATGTGGCGTGCCGCCGATGAAGAGAACAGCATGCGACAGCGCGGTGAAGTCAACGAACACATGGGGATTGCCAGGCTGACGCCCGAGCAACGTGCAGCGGTTGAGTCATTCCAACCCAAGGCTCGCGAACTCTGGGAACAGGCGCGGAAAGCCGGCATGGTCGGAGAGGAAGCGGAGGGACTGCCGTATTACACCCCGCGCATCCTGATGAATATCGCGGAGCGGGAAGGCGGGCCTCGCACACTCGACCAGCGCGGCGGCTTGAGCACCACGTCTTCAGGATTGAAGCGCCGCAAGTACATGGAGGCGGAAGAGACCGAAGCCGCCGCCAAGGCCAAATTCGGCGAGCAGGCCGAGATCGCACAAGATATTCGCACCATGCCGCTGGCGCTGGCGCAGATGGAAAAAGCCATCGCCGGTCGGCAACTGATCAACAAGATCAAGGAGACCAGTAAAATAACCGGCGAACCGGCAGTTGTCGAAGGACACAACCCCGGAGAAGGCTGGTTTCATATCAACCATCCAGCGTTCTTCACGTCGCGTCCGAGATTTGAAACGGTCGAGGGCAAAAAAATTCCGTTGCTCGACCAGGATGGCAGCCTGATATTCGACAGGGTGCCGCTTTGGGTCCGCGGCGATTTCGAAGGACCGCTCAAATCATTTATGACTGGGGAGATCGGCAAGACTTACAAAGCGATGATGGATCTCAAGGGCCAGACCATGTCGGTCGTCATGTATTCGCCGATGATCCATAACATGGTGGAGTTTGGCCGAGCATTCCCGGCAGCCCCAGGGAAGGTCGCAACCTTTCGAATTTATTTCGAGGGTAATGCTGCCAAGCAAGGCCGGCCGTATGACGGTACGCTCCGATATATGTACGACCATCTATTCACCGATAAACATCAGATCCCGAAAACCGCATCGCCGACGATGCTGGAAGCCGTCGATGCCGGCCTGGTGCCGATCGGCAAGCGGTTCTTCAATCAAGAAATCTCCTCGATCATGGAGCAGCCGAACCTCACGCCTGGCCGGTCGTTGACTGCCAAGATATTGGGTCTCGTTCCTGACTTGTTTGATCCCCGCGCCGGCGACGCCGTCAAACGCTCGATCGATCGTATGGGGGATATCTGGCACAACACATTGTTGTGGGATCGTATCGGCGATCTGCAGATGGGGCTGTACGTCAATGTCCGTGATGCGGCGATAAAAGACGGTCATATGCCAATCGTTGCCCAGCGCATGGCTGCGCACATCGCCAACCGCTATGCCGGTGCGCTGCCGAAGGAAGCAATGTCGGCTTCGGCGCAAAAGATCGCCAATATGACTCTGTTTTCGCGCTCGTTTACTCTGGGCAACATCGGCGTGATGAAGGATGCGTTCACCGGCCTGCCACGCGATGTACAGGCACAGATCGCCCGTGACATCGGCACCACCGATCCACGAGCTGCGGATTTCGCCAAGTCGATGGCGCGGCGAAAAGCGATTGCCGTTGTCGCGCTCGACGTTGGGCTGATGTACGTCATGAACTCGCTGCTGCAAAGCGGTGCCAATACGCTGCTGGGTGACAAATCGATAGGCGAAGAAGCGCAAGGCTATGTGCGTCGGTTCAATGATTTGATGCAGCGTGTAAAGGAGAGTCCATCGACCGTCCTGCAGCCGTTTTCAATGGCCGAGTCACTGTCCTCCACGGCTGAGAACGAACCTGGTAAGCAGGACCGCATCATGGTTGGCAAGACCAAGGAGGGTCAGGCGATCTATGCCCGCAATCCGGTCGGCAAGATCGGTGAAGAATTTACCGGATGGTTGGCACATCCCGCCGCCAAGCTTCAGTCAAAACTCAGCACGACCGTCAGGCCGATCTGGCAGATCCTGGATAACGACAAGGGATTTGGCCGCAAGGTCTACGATCCGCACCCCGATACGATAGCAAAATATGCCGGAGTTATCGGGAATATTGCCAAGCATTTCATTGCTGCGCAAACACCGGAAGGCGCGCTCACTGCCACCAAGGAGCTTTTAACTGGGCAGGGCGATAAGCTCAGCGCCGCCCAGGCACTTGCCCCGTTTACCGGTGTGACAGTCAGCAAGGGGCATCCGGGCGGTCCGGCTGCAGGGGAACTGGCGCGCGTGAAGGAAAACCAGGATTTCATCAAACAACAGGCAATGCCGGAAATCCGAAAACTGGTTCAGTCCGGCAATCAGGCCAAAGCCCGTGAAATGATGAATGACCTGAAGATCCCGTTTGGTGAGCAGAAATTTATCCTTAATCCGCACATCACGCCACGACAGGTACGAACCATGAACCGACTGGGTACACCTGAACAGCAGGAGCGTTTCCGGCGGGCGCGAGAAGGGGGTTGATATGGCTGCTATGGCAATACAACTTTTGTGGTTGTTAATCGGGGCGATCATTTTGGCGGGAGTGATCTGGCTGGTGCTTTACGGAATAAAACAATTCATCACGCCCATACCAGAAAGACTTGAACAGGGAATTTGGTTTATCTTTCTGCTTCTGATCATCATCTATGCGATCGCTGCTTTTGTAAGCGGTGGCGTTCCACATCCCTTTCGATAAGGAATCCCAAGTGGAGCCGTTGCCGCCTCATCTGCCGCCGCCACCTAGTATCTGCAAGGGATGCTAGACCGTGAAGAAACTGTCGCACGAAAAAGTCGACTACCGGTTGTCCACGTTCAAGACAAAGCGATGCGGTACCTGCAGCATGTACATTGCCAAAATTCCGCTGGACTGCACCTTGGTGGAGCAGCCGATCCGTCCAGCAGACGTCTGTAATCGGTTTCAGCCGAAGAAGGGAGCCGCCAATGCCGAACGTGAGTGAAAGCCAGAGGCGCGCGATGGCCGCTGCTGCGCGGGGGAAATCAACCTTAGACATCCCGCAGAAGGTGGGGAAAGAATTCATGAAAGCAGACAAGGGCGGGAAGCTTCCGCCGAAGGCTCCGAAGAAGAAAGGATCTTCGAAATGAGAAATTCCTCTGCAGGCTACAAACACTCAGATCCGATCCACCTGGATTACGGCAGGACCGCCGACGGTTCGCTGTTGGCCAAGCGTAAAGGCTTTGCCGAAGGCGGTGACGTTGAAGACGTCGCCGGACGCCGTAAACCAAAGATGTATTCACCGGTCGATCCGGCAAAAATTGATCCGGCGGTCGAGAACACCTGGGCGCGGGTGAACAGGGAGGAATATGATAAAGATCCTGCAGGCGAAATTCCGCCGCCCAAGGACGCGGAGAGCGTGGACCGCAATCGGCTCGATGCCGATGAATTCATGATCAACCGGAAGCCAAGCGATTATTGGCACCGTCGTATTTAGAGAGGAAGTTTCCATGCGCGACACCACCTGGAAAGGAATCAAACGATGGCCCTGACTTACAAAGGTACCGGACCACTCGATGCCAAATACGCAAAGGGCGGCCCCGAGGTGACGACCAGATCGCGTTTCATGAAAACGCCCGATGTGTTCCGCACCTCGATCGAGCGGCAGGATTACAAGAAGGAAACACCTGGCGGCGAGATGTCCAAGACCATCGAGAAGGCGCCGCCGAAGTAGCGCCTACACCGGATCTTTCGGCTTTGTGAGACGGACGCGGCGTCGCTGGGGTGGGGGGCGGAGGTAGGCGTGAGGCGTCGGCTCTCCCTTTGAGCTGATGATCTTGTAAAGCGCATGATCGGGCTGCGGCGGCGCCGGGATTTCCCAGCACGCCTCGTGATAGTGGGTGTTGTAGGGGGTGCCGGCACCCAGCGAGAGCTTTCTTTGCTTGGCCTTGTAGAAGTATTCCAGTCCATTGACGATTTCACGAGCACTGTCCACGTGCTCACGCAAGTAATGTGTGAATGCCCTGCTGGATACGACAATCTGGCAGCTGTCACGGATAATCTGGATCACGACGACGCGGCCCTCGCCTGGTGGCTGCAGGATCTTGATCGGAAAGTGCCAATGTTGGTAGCGCGTGCTGGTGAATAACGCCTGGCCGCTGTCGATGAAGTGGCTCACGAAGCTAAGCAGGGCACGTTCGGTGTCGACATAGGATCCAGCGCCAACGCCTTTGGCGGCCTTGGTGCCCTTGGTGCTGCGGATCCGGCGGTTATACCGATAGGCGTCTCGCAGGAAAGTTTCCATGGCGTCGATGTCCAGCTCGGCCCCCAGGCGCCGCGCCAGCGTAGCACCGGTCAACAGCACACCGCACAAGCTCCACCAATAGGACTCATCGATCGTGCCCTCGACCGATGCCGTGAATTTCTTGGTGATCGTGGAGACCATCGCATCGATCTTGTTGTGGGAGCGCGCCAATAGCTGGGCGTATTCGGCGCCGATCACCCCGTAATTATGCTCGAGTTCAGCGAAGATCTTGCTGGCATCCAGCCCGTCGATGATACCGGGTTCATTGGGCTTCTCCTTGAAATTGATCTCGAATATCCGGCGCATGGCGGCGGAGGAGGATTTCTTGTGGCAGATCAGGAACTCGACAAACGAAGCGTTGGAGCAGACCGCCAGCAAGGTCTGCCATTCCAGCCGGGCTTTCATGGAGCCGTCGCGGTTCAATCGTCCGCCTTCGGTGCCTTCGGCGGCAGTGAACAAGGTATGGAACAAATTATCCTGGTGGTGTCTGTCTTGGATATCGTCCAGATACGCCGGCAGGTTGCGAGTGCGTCCTAACCGTCCCTGCAACGCTTTCGGGGTCGAGTTCAGGCTCTCCCGGGTCTGCTTCGGGTGGCCCCAGACCGCGGTGGAGACCTGCTGCGCGGTCGACTTGGAGGTGCCGGGCTCGCCCCAGACGCTCAGCACGGCGCCGTAGAACGTGCCGGAGAACACCGTCAGCGGGGCGGCAAAGGCCAATGCGACCAGGACATCAAGCTCCGGCCGCTTACGATTGGTGAGCAGCCGGGCGGCCTTGATCCATGCCTCGCGCTTGCCTACGGGGGTGTACCATTTGCGGAATTCGTCGTCGGCCGCCGTGACCAGCGGCGTGGTTTGGCCGTTCTCGTGATAGAACGTGTTGCCGAACGCGAACCCGATCCGCTTACCGTCCTCGTAGCGCCATCCCATGGTGCCGATATCGCGCACGGGGGCGTGGTCTTCCTTGCGCAGCTTGTCCAGCCAACTGACGTTTTCCAGCATGTTTATGGTCTCCTGCCGGCCATCTTATTTGGGATAATTTAAAACGAAAAGCCCGGCACGCTGGCCGGGCGGATCGCAAGTAAGATTTGGTGATGAAATTGGTTATTTCTTTTCCCTCAACGCACTAACCGCGCGCGCAAGAAGGGCTTCGGCTTCGGCGATCTTTGGCCGCAGGTAGTCGAGCGCCTCCGTCAACTGGGCGACGCTGCGTGGGTTGGGATTGCGCAGCCAGTTGGAATCGACAGTTTTCCGTTCAGGAAATTCGCGGCACCTCTTGACGAGCGTCTTCATGTCGGACACCAGATCGTCAAACCGCATCGTGGCATACTCTTCTGCCGTGTGCTGGTTCACGTGACCGTACTTGGCGGCGAAATCCAGTGCTGTGCCGCAAAATTCAGGATCGACCTCTTTTGGTGTCAGATGCTTGGGGGGCTGGTTCACAACTGTGTTTGAAACCAGCTTGGGACGCGGCAACGGTTGCGGTTTTGCTGTGCGCGATTTCCTTAGGGCACGAACCTTGATAGCTGTTGCATTAAGCGTTTTCCGACCCGCGACAATATCTGCAACGTCATTCTCGTTCCCGTGCTGGCGAATTGCTCGTGCCCGCGCGACAGAGCCATAGGAAACGCCAATGAGATCGGCGGCATCTCGCAGGGTTTTGGTGTCGGAACTAGAGGGTCGTTCGGCCGAACAACCCTGTTCCTTGGCGCGATACTGATTACTGCCATTCCGCAGCGTTGCCAGTGCCTCCGCAGCAAACGCGCGTTGTGCGATCGACAAATGCCGACGATGCTCATTGAGCGACGCTACCAATTTGAGCGCATCATCGTCAGTACTCACACCGGCATCTGCATATCGCGTCGTCACGCCAACTGCTTCGCAGGCGCGTTCACGGTTGCGTCCGTCAAGCACCATGTCTTTGTAGGTAATGACATTCATGCGCAGGCCGTTGGCCTTGATGTCGGCCTTGAGCTTCTCAAAATCTTCACCGCTCATCAGCGGCCAGATATCGCTATAGGGATGATATTTCATGATGTTTTCCGCCTCGCGCGAAACAGGCGGGCATTGCTGCCCGCCTTTCTCTCGCTCAAATCAGGCGGCCTCCTCGGCTTGCTCGCCAGTCGTAATGACCGGGAATTCCTCGTCGACCAGCAACGTCCAGCGGCGACCAAGCGGCTCCTGCGTATACCACGCATTGAATACCTTGATCATCGCAGCCAGCATATGGCGCGGCTTCATCGCCTTCTCCGAGCGATTATCCTTTTCCGCCAGCTTGTGCAGGGCGTGAAAGGGGCTCTCAGCCGCGTGCTCGGCAAGCGGCCGCGAGATCTCCTCGAAGAACTCGTCAGCCTTCTCTTCGCCATGCAGGTCGGTGATCCGCATGCCGAGATAGGCAACGATATCCTTGCGGTCGCCAAGCAAAGCCACCGCCTCATCCCAATCGGACGAAGCAGAGCGCGCCGCCTTGCGAGCGTTCGGATATTTGTTGACCAGTTCCAGCACATCGTGTGGAGACAGCCGTGGCAACTTCGTCAGCCCGGCTGACGGACTGTAGACGCCGTTACTCACCTCTTCGCCGATCTTGATCACCTTGACGATGACCGGCGAGACGCCGTTCAGGCCCGCCGTCTGCAACGCGGTGGCCGCAGTACGCGCGCGACCATTGTCGATGTAGGCGAACAGACCGGGCACCGGCTCGATCTCGGTAACAACGAACGTCTTGAACGTCGTACCGGAAATCACGCAGGCGTAAAGACGATGCTGCGAGTCCATCAGAATGCCGTTGGCATCCACAAGAACAGACTGGCCGGTCGCCTTCCATTTACCGCTCGCCATCTGGTTTGCGTAATAAAAGATCGTGCCGGGATCGACTTTACGATTTGCGCCACCGGGATTACGCAGCAACAGGTTGATCGCAATTGCCGGGGTGATCTCATTCCATCCGGTGATGACCGGGAGAGGTCCGAGATCGGCATTGGCTTCAATATTGGCCTTGATCGCCTCCTCGAAAGCCTCGACGAGAATGAGAACTTCCTTGGACTTGGGGTTGGCCAGATCGAGCACGAGCGTCGCGGGATCGTTCAGGTCGAACGCCGGACGCGCGTGTATTGCAGTTACGTTAGTCATCTTAGTCTCCATTGTCGCGGGGGTTGCGCCATTATTGGCTGGCCGCGATGAATGGGGGGTATAGACCTACAGACACTGTCTGTAAACACCCGATGTCTGTAGGCAGTATTCTTACGGGCCACGTCACCGCGCGATAGGGGAAAAACTGCCACGACTGGTTGAATCCCGACGTCGTATCAGCCTATGTTCGGGCCCATGACGAGGACGAATCAAGAAATTGTCGAGATGGTGACCGCGAAGGTGGGCGGGGAGAGCGCGCTGGCCAGGGCGCTCGGAATTAAAGTCCAGTCGGTTCAGAAGTGGAAAAAGATCCCGGCTGAGCGCATGCCGGCCGTCGAAGCGATCACCGGCATCTCGCGCGAAAAACTGCGGCCCGATCTCTTCATGGTCCATGAGAGCAGGCGCACCCTCGTCGAGTTCAAAGAGCCGCGATCTGCGGGTAGCAAGAAAAAACGGCGCTAGTGTTAGCAAACAAACACAGAACGCGGTCCCGGATTGGTCCCGGAAACCCCCGTAAAAGGGTGGCAATAACGGACACCGAGCGGCACAAAGCGCATTGAAATCGCAGTATTTTCCTATAATGACGCAAACCCGCCGTTATCGGCGGGTTAGTTGTAACTGGTTGTTTTTATAAGATTTTTCTGCTGTTAGTGGCTCGCGGTCCCGGAAACGGTCCCGGAAACGTGGTCCCGGTTGTACTATCGCAGCTTAACACTCAATAGGTTGTCGAACGTGCGCGGTGTCTCATGCCGGTAGGTCTTGCGGATGGTGGCGACCGACACACCGCAGTACTGGCTGACCAGTTCGATATCGACACCGCGTTCTAGATACCATGTGATCGCGGTATGTCGCAGCGTGTGGCGGACGACTTTGCGACGCGGGTCATCGGTTTCAAGACCAGCTAATTCAATGAGCGTATCCCATCCATCATGAATACGTTTTACACGCCTACCCATGAATTCGACCACCGAATGGCTGGAAGCTCCACACCGCTGCCACCGCCGTATGTGAGCCAGCAATTTCGGATGGATGGGAATCGTCGGCTGTTGCTTACTGGTAGCTTCTTTGTTGTCGGCCTTACGTTTGAAGATACCGCGCTGCAAATCGACGTAACCGCGATCAAGCGCCGGAATAAGCGAGGCATTGCAAATGTCACCGTTGCGGCTTCCCGTATAAAGGCCAATCAAAATGTAACGTGCGATGTGTCGCAAGGTATGACGTCCCCTGCTACCAGCATTCTTGGTTTTCTTACGATAGCGCCATGCGGTCCAAAGCAACCTCGCAGCTTCGTCACGGGTCAGGTAACGCTCGCGCGACTTTGGTGCGGAGGGCAGAGTAGCACTGAATTTTGCCTGAATGCCGCCCTTGGTTTTCTTTACACAGCGATTGACAGCCGCCTGCAACATTTTCAAATCACGATAGGCAGATGCGCCGGTTAATTCCAATCTTTCCTTGGTAAATCGCTCCTGCAATGCGCCATCGAGATCGCCAATAGTGTAATCAGCGAACCAATTGCCAATACGCTGAATTGCGGAAATCAATTGGTTCTTGTACATCTGATTGATGTCGCGCTTGGCAATGTGCTGGATTTCCAGCGAGCAAACATCCACGATCCTGATGGTGTTTGGATCGTTGTTCTTTAGCGCTTTGGACGGGTCGTGCTTTTTGAGGATGTATTTGGCGAGTGCTTTTTCAGCTCCAGCGCGATCAGATTCATAGCATCCCGTGCCAATGTCTTTGTCTCCGTCACGGATGATCCACATGGCGGCCCTTCCGGGTCGCTCTTTTTTTCTAAGGTGCGGACCTTTGCTGGGACGCGGCATGACTTTCTCATCTCCTCAATGTCGGCAAGCGTCGTATAATATTTACCAGCTACAATTTCATGGCCCAGTTTCTGAGCCACCACCAAACGTCTCAATGCGCTGACAGACATAGAACCGTCCGGAAAGGCCAGTCCAGCCGCCACCTCAAGACGCAACGGTGTATCCTTGGCAACAGTCTCAAGTTTAAGCTCGCTAGACATGGCTCATATCCTACTTCACTCGTTTACCAAAATTATTTTGGCGAGTTTTCCTTGTAAAACTTGCACGAGGCCCATTCCTTCTTGACCGGCGGCCCGTGCCGGTGAGTGAAAACCAGAAACATCTTGCAGCCCTGCGATCGCACGCGGCGTTCCTCGATCAATCCCGTCTGCTTGTTGAACTTTCCTTTCCCGGCACGCCAGTATGAGCGATGCGCGCAATCGCCACACGTGGTGTCGATCGGACCAGAGCCAGCGAAGTGCGCCATACCGGGCTTGACGTCGTCGCGATCGGGGACGCCTGGCAGGCGGGTCATGATGCTCATGGACTTGCGTCTTTATCGAGTGCGGCATTGGCACACAACTCCACAAGCCTGAGATATTGGCAGACGGCGTCGGTAGCCTCCTCGCTGGTGGCGAAATCACCGATAATATTTTCGCCATACTCCTTGATAACCGTGGCCTTCTCTTCCGGATAATAGTCGTGGGCATAGCCCATCTTATCCTCGGTAAAAACGAGGGCGAAGTAGCGCAGTGGATCATCTGTCATATTGTCGACCTCCTCTGGCGACCAATTCTGACAAGCCATTCCCTCGTCAGGTCGCCGGCGTTGTTGACTGGCTCGCCAAATATCCAAATAGTCCATTGGCCAATCATTCCTTGATCCGCGACTTGAAGAACTCTTGCGTCTGCCGGTTGGATTCCTCCATGGGGATCATGATCACTCCAACGTTCAGATCCGGATCGGCGCCGCATAGCAGCAACAGATTACGCGACATTGGATCCATCGCGGGATGTTTGTGCGCCTGGGTTTTTTCACAAAACCGGCAAATGAAGCTGCAGACCTCCGGAATCTGCCACAACTCGCGCGAGTCCTCGTCATAGCCGCCGACGTGAATTACGATGGCGGTCGACGGCCTGATCTTCAGGGCGCGCCAGGACAGTACCGCAATCGCCAACGCCTTGCGATTGAAGTACGGCGCGTTTCCGATCGAAAACACCATCACGGTACGCGCCAGATCTTCGTCGCACTGGCCGGAGACGACGCTTTCGTGGGTACGAAATTTCAAGTCGGTCATGGTCATGGGTCCTTCGACAAATTAGGGCTACGTGCGCCGGCTAAAAAGGCCAGAAAAACCGCGGC